CAACTGTCAATGGTACAGGAATAGCTTTCCCAGGTACTTATGAAAAATTAACACCTAAAACTAGCACAGGATATACAACTAAAACACCTAAAACTAGCACAGGATATACAACGAAAACACCTGCATAATTATGTTTGACTTAAAACTAAATACACAATATAAATAACAAAATTAGGAGAATTAATAATGGCTTCAACATACACAGATCTAGGTATAGAACTAATGGCAACCGGCGAAAATGCTGGTACATGGGGAACAAAAACTAACGCTAATTTAAGTCTTGTTGAACAATTAACAGGTGGTTACAATAGTTTATCAATTGCTGGTGGTGCAGGAACCCAAGCTTTAACAATAGCTGAAGGTGCTTTAACAGGTACTGCTCAACACCGGGTTATAGAATTTACAGGATCAATTACAGGAAACAGAATTATAACTTTTCCGTTACTTACAGAAAATTTTTATTTTATTAAAAACAATACTTCTGGTGCATACACTGTACAATTAAAAGCTGTGTCTGGTTCAGGAGCAACTGTTACTTTTGCAACTACAGATAAACTTTGGAAAATTATTTGGTTAGATGGTGTTGCAACTAACACAGGCGTTTATGAAGTACCATTTGGTACTTCTAATGGTCTTTCAGCATGGGTTGCTAAAACCGGTACTTATACAGCAGTAGCTGGTGATAGAATTTTAGCAAATACAAATGGTGGAGCTTTCACAATAACTTTACCCGCATCACCTTCTGCAGGAGATACGGTAAATTTTATAGACCAGGGTTATGATTTTAATACGAACGCATTGACTATTGGTAGAAACTCTTCTAATATAGCTAACGCAGCAGCAGACCTTGTAGTCAACACTCAAGGCGCAGCTTTTGGATTAATATATTCTGGAGACGCATCAACAGGATGGACATACACGGAGAAATAATATGGCAAATTACGAAGCAACTAAATACGATTTTTCAGGAGCAAGTCTTACAGGTATTGAAGGAATTCCAACAGCAACTATTGTTCCGTGGTCTTCTTCATCAGTACCAACTGGATTTTTAGAATGTGACGGTGCAGCAGTTTCAAGATCAACTTACTCTGCATTGTTTGCAATCGTAGGTACAACTTATGGAACTGGCGATGGTTCATCTACGTTTAATGTTCCTAATTTAGCTGATAATGTTGCAATGGGTAAATCAGGAACTAAAGCTTTAGCATCAACTGGTGGAGCAAATACAGTAGCAGCTTCAGGGACAGTTGGTGGTACAACAGCTAACGCTTCTTTATCAGAAGCACAACTTGGAAGTCACTCGCACCCCTTTGGCTGGCAAAACCCGGGTCCAAGTAATAACGATGGTAAAACAGGTAGTGGTAATGTAAAGGGAGGACCTTCAAATGCTCAGTACACTGGTTCATCAGGTTCAGGTACGGGTCACACTCACAACATGAGTGCAACTTTTAGTGGAACTGCAAGTTCAGTTGTACAACCTTATTTAACATTATTATATATTATTAAGACTTAGGAGAAAATATGGCAACAAACGCAAATTGGACAGTAATATTTGAAGATAAACTTGTTATTAAACAAAGTGGAGATGCAGCAGGTGCATACAAAATTAATGATAATGATTTTTGGAGTCAAGCTAAGTTCTCAAACATCTGGGCTATTCAACACGGCACTTCAGTTACTACTGATGAAGTAGAGTATAGAGACGGAACAGCTCACTCTAGTTTTGCTGATGCAAATATAGGTGCTATTGGAGATTTTACAGACAAATGGGATGCAGAACATTTAGCTCAATTACAAGCTGATTGGGACGCAGACGATAGAGACGAGTCTGAAAAAGGTTCAAGACCTACGTCGTATTCTTCTTAATTATCTTACATTCATCCAAGAAGTTAAAATGTATTTACCATTACCTGATAAGGGTGGGTTACCTCTGTGAACATAGGGAAAACTAGCAGGCCAAATAACAATTCTACCTGTTTTTGGTTTTACTCTTTTTGAAAAATGTAAAAACTCTGTTTCTCCACCTTCTTCAACATCATTTAAATATATAGAAAAAACAAAAGCACGGGGTTCATTATAAAATCCTTTTCCATGTTCTATATGCCAAACATGATATCCTTCAGTTGGTAATGTTTTTTGTATTTTCATATCTGTAAAATGAAAAGGACGTTCACTATAAGCAGAACGTGCTCCTACAGTTTTACTGTAATGATTCCAGGCTATATCAAAATTTATCATTATAGTTTTTAAATCTTCCCACCAAACATTTATATTAGATGGTTCAGCAAAAAATTGTTGGTCTTGTTTTATTAGAACTGAAGATTGTTCAGATTCAATTCTATTCATAGTTTTATTAAATTTGTCCCTATCTTCAAAAAGTTTTATAGCTTTATCACATTCTTCTGGAAGAATGTAATTATCATACATTCCAATAAAATTGTTTATGCTAACTGTTTTTTCTTTCATTTTTTTTCTCTAGTTTTTTTTTAAAATTAAAATATCCACTAAGCATATATCTATCTTTTTTCTCAGGACAAGGCATACCTCTATGAGTATGAGTAAAATAAGATGGCATAATAACTAGTTTTCCTTTTTCAGATTTTATTACTCGTTTGTCTAAAAATTCAGTTCCACAGTTATGTTCACTTAAATAAATCATAAAATTTAAAATTCTATATGGAGTTTGTTCACTATGTTCAGAGTGCCATGCGTTATAATAATCATTTTTTTTCCAATGTTTAAATCTTATTTCTGTTAGAAAAAAAGAATCAACAAAAGTTATTTCTGGATAAAGTTTTACATACTCCTCTAACTGACCTTGAAATTTATTTTTTAAAAAAGATAACTTATTATCTTTTAAATATGGTGAATCATCTTCTAAAAAAACTCCCTCATAATTTCCTACTTTAAATAATCTCTTATCAGGTATGTCTTTAAAAAATGTAATTAACTGATCACATTCTTCATTAAGTAAAAAATTATCTTTAATGTAAATAAAATTTCTTAACATTTGTTATTATTTCTTTTATTTTTTTCTATCATATAATGAGATATATTAATACCTAATATTTTCATTTGATAAACATTTGAATAGAAATTCTAGGAATTACTGGACTTAAAACAGGATTAACTTTATGGTTAATAGGAGCTTTTATAATTACTAAAGAATTTCCTACAATAGGAATAAATCCATGACCATTTTCACTATGAAACATAAGCTCTCCACCATTTTGTGTACCCCATCTACGATTAACATAGAAGGTAGCTCCATACTTCCAGGTACTATCATCATGCCAATTAATACCTGAACCTTTTTTCATAAAATGAATATTAGTTGTCATGTCTTTTACATCTTTAAGTTGATAGAATTGATTAAAACGAGTTAAAACTTTTAATTTTTCAAAAGGAGGGTGGTTAGAAACAGTTACTCTGTCAGGAGGTACAATGTTATTAATCAAACCATTATCCCATATACCTTTAGATGAATGTAGGTTTATTTTATTACGTTCTTTAAATATAGAATCATGAATACCTTTATATGTTTTTTGGTCTAAAAAATTTTGAATATAATATAGTTTATCGGGTATGTGATATATTAATTTCATGATTGTAAAAAACAATTAATTGAATAACGTGCACCTTTAGTTATAGGTTCTGTTCCATGGATCCAAATATGTTCTGCAGGAAATATCATAGCATCCCCTGTTTTAAATACTTCTTTAATTTGACCATCAAAAAATCTGAATTCACCTCCTCTATAATCTTCATTTAAATTTAAAGTACAAGAAGCTCTTATTGTTCCTGCAACATCTGAATGATCCTTAATACTTTGCCCTTTCTTATATCTTAAAATTCTAATGTTATTACTTAACCGTATTAAATGATCATTAAAATCAGGGCATATTTTTTTGCTTTTGATATATAAAACATAATTAGCTATCATTATTGATATATATTTTTTAGCTTCATTTAAAGCATATGCTATTTCTTCATTAGAATTTTGAATTTGAGATAGGTTTAAACACAAAAAGTTATCTTCTTCAGGTGTTTGAGTTTTATATTTATAACTTTTTTCTTTACCATAAAACTCAGGGTATTTTTCAAATATATTTATTAAATTTTTACAAGTATTTTTAGGGACTAATCCATTGATTCTATACTTTAAATCTAATATTCTGTGGTTGTAGGACATATTTTTTTGCTTCTTTCATTCTCTATATAATTAATATATAACATAAATCAGATATTTCAAAGGTTTTTATATGTTACAAAAATTAGGGTTTTTACCAGGTTTCAATAAACAGGTTACATCTACCGGCGCTGAATCACAGTGGACAGGGGGAGAAAACGTACGTTTTAGATATGGTACACCAGAAAAAATAGGTGGTTGGTCTCAACTAGGAGCTGACAAATTAACAGGTGCGGCTAGAGGTTTGCATCATTTTGTTAATAAAGAATCTA